TGTATCAGATGCAATTTGTCTGACAAGTAATTCAAACAAAACACCTGTATTTTTATATTTTGAATGTTTGAGTTTGTTCATTTTATCCCTTATATATCATTTAATAAATATATGAAATTTAATTAAACCATATCATTTAATATGTTTTTCTCATCTAACATACCAACTTCTTGCTTTTTTTCACCAATTTCAAGAGATTCCATCAGTATTTCTTTGGTTTTTACTTTATAGGACTTCAAATTTGATTGTAATTGTAGGTTTTCAATTGATAGTGGTGATTTTCTATAATTGTGATATGGTGATTCGGGTGATATGTTTTTTTCATATCCTAACGGATTTCTCCCAAAATTACTCCTATCCGTCCCAATACTACTACCCTTTTTAGGTCTACCTGCTCCCGGCCACCCACCCTTTGGTGAACCACCTAAATTTTCAGGCACTACTTGATTATCATCCGTTTGCGGTGGAGCTTCTTCACCACCATCAGCACCTGCCGGTGGTTGTTCCGCTGGCATTCTATTCATATAAGCCATATCATGCGGTGTTCCGAATGACTCACCAGTTTTGACAGGGTCATTACCCTCATTTTCAATTTGAGCTTGCCTAAACCCTAACTTCAAATCATCAATAACTTTTTGTTGCTCTGCTTTCCACTCATCATCAGACATATTAAATACATTTTTGTATATCCACTCCTGCGACAACATTTTTGATGTTTTAATATCAGTTGCCAATCTAACATTTTCAACCCACAAAGCAACTTTTTCTTGCTGATAAATAATAGATGGTGGTGTTAAATCCAATGTAAAGTTTGCTAAATCTTCATTTTCATACCCCTGCGCATAAAGGTGAATAACAGCGATTTTCGTTAATTCGGAAAGAACGATTTTTTGAACTCTTTCAATACTCCGTGCAAAACGAATATCTTGTTGTGCAAGTGTTGCCTTACCTTCAACTGCTTCCTCATACCCAATAAATGCCTTTGGAACTTTAAGAGCAGCCATCATTCGGTTTTTAAGATAGTTTATATCTTCAATCCCCGTAAACTCCATACCATTCAATGTTTCAATTTCAGTACCGGATTGACCACCCCTAACAGGTAGATAATAATCCTCTAACATATTTTGCAAATTAAATTTTAGGTTGTAATCCCCAGTATTTTGGTCTACAAAAGCAGTTTTTTTGGTGTTATCTATAATGTTACGCATGTGTTGGTCTACTTCGGTAGGTGGTATATTACCAACGTCTACTTTGAATATCCGTTTTTCAGGTGCACGCATAATACGATGTATCAACATCGCATCTTCCATTAAAATCAATTGTTTCCAACTTTTTCTTGCAGGCTCCAAAAGTGACCTACCATATGGTAAGAAGTTTGTATCTGAAAATAATCGGAAGTGGGCTATTCTGTAAAATGGTATATAGTTTTTTGGGTCATTTTGTGATTTTTGGTAATTAAATCCAGTAGAACCTCCCCCAAAATTGGTCATCTAAAATCTAACTTCAAATGGGTTTTCTGGGTTAAATCCTTCTTCCCTCTCAACCTCATACGCAGATATAGGTGATGCGTTTACAATACCAACGCCCTCATGAATATCTAAATCCAAGTAATAATCACCATATTTATTCATTCCCCTAATCCACGCCCATAAATTAAATTCAATGTTTAAGACATCATAGAAAAGGTTGTATAGTATTTTCTTTATGTTTTCATCATCAGAGTTAATTCGTAGAACATCACCCACATCGTTTTTAAGAGTGCAATTATGAACATAACACTTTCCACCATCATTTGTTTCGATTGCAAATAAATGGTTGTCACCCACATTAACAATATCATATACATCTGTTATTTGTCCTAATTCTATTGATATTATTTTATGATTGTTTGTGTGTAAAAAATTGGTGAAATTTCCGTAGCCACTTTCTTGCATTAAAAATCTGAACTTTCTAGTTGGTATGTTAAAATGCTGTGCCACCTTATTCATTTTTCTCCAAGAAATTTCATAAGTATTACAATATTCTCGTATTTCAGAAAGTTTATTCTTATATTCAATGTAAGATTTTATTCTTGGAAAGCTTTGTATTGATGCTATGTTATATTTTTTACAAATAAACTTACACAATTTATTAAATTCGGCAGGCGTTACCCCATATTTAGATATTATCTTTTTTTCTAAAGAATCTTTAAACGAACCATCGTAATTATTAAATATAAAATTCTCTACTTCATTCAAGTCTAATTGTTCAAATCTAACTAATGATGGATTATATCTTCCATTTTTTTCACCAAATAACTTATAACCTTTACCAAACATTCCATTTTTTTCACCAAAATTTGCAAAAATTTCGCGTCTTTGCTCAAATGTGGTAGATTTTATAAAGTTATTCATAAATAGTCTCTGACGAGCAGATACTATATTTTTACGTTCATCGCTCCAATATTCATTATGACACTCTTTTACTTTATTGCGAAACCACTGCATCCAAGATGGGTTATTTTTTCTAAAAGACCACATTTTTTTATTAAAACTCGCATGCAATTCTATGTGATTTTTTCGTGTTAATACGGTAAGATTGGTTGGGTCATTATTATATTTATTGAAATCAATATGATGTATTTGAACATCTTTTGTATTTAATTGCAATCTTTCATCAATCAATTGTGGAATTACCTTTGATACTACTCTATGGGTATAATCAAATTTACCAGAAGAATTTTTTATTAATTCATAATCTTTTATAGATTTAGAATTACTACGTTTGGTTTGTAAAACTAATAGACCATCATCAACTTTTAAATCTTTTAACTGAACTTGAGAATTATCCGATTTTACAAAAATATGATTATCGGTTGCTGTTATTTTAGTTCCATCATCTAAAGTTAAAATATATGTTTGCTTTTTACCTTTATAAATAACTTTTTCTGCAAGAGATGGTGCAAAATTACCGTCATTAGATAATCCATATACCCAAAAATTTCTTACATCATTTTCATATAATTCTTTTATTGTATATTTTTTACCATTTAATAATGGGATAACGGTATCTGGCCCAAGACACTCATCCGAATATATATCTAACACCGATGCGATAATAGAATCCTTATCCATTGCTTCATAATCGGTATATAACTCCAATCTATTAGATGAATAGTTGTATTGGTTATTATATGTTTCCCAATTTTGGCGAGAAGTGTGTAACCTACCATATCTATCATAGTAGGATGTTCCCTTTATATTACCCTGCGATTGCAATCGCTGTGTATCAATTGCTCGGGTTTTACCCTTACCAATTCTACGGACTACAACCTGAGTTGAAAATAATCTTTGTAATCTACCAAATAATGATTTATCTACCATAAGTATAAATATGATTTTTTTATAATAACCAACTTAAATCAACATCATTACCCCTAATATCTTTCATTGAGTAAGGATTTTGCTGATATCCATTGTTAGAATACACCCCCCTATCACCTGACGCTTTGATTATACTACCCAATGTGCTACGAGTTAAGTCCATACCTTGCTTTCTCAATTTTAAAGCAGTATCTCTTACCCATAAACCAGTTGAAAATGATATTACCAAATCATCATTGTAACCCCGTTGTGCTTCTGCCTTTGAACCATTCCAAATAAAGACAAATAACTCATCTATTAATCGTTTGGAATGAATAATCGGAACTTTTTCTCTCATATAAGTATCTAATTTAGACACTATCAGAGGACGAGTTCTTTGAGTCATTGAAAATCCTGGTACCATGTCCTCTTTTAATTTTAGGTCCCATCCCCTACGCAAGTGAACATCATCATCCACATAACCCAACTCCCTATACGAATAGTAAAGGTTTTGATAGTTACGATCAATTGCCTCCTGAATAACTGCCCACCCAATGTTTGCATTCTCAATTACCAAAAGAGCATTATTCCACTCCGTTGCAACTGATGTTAAGAACGCACCATACTGCTTTGTTTCTATCTTACCACGATATTCCGCTACCTGCTCAACTCGTTCCACATCAATAACATGAAAGGCGGAATAATCCGCACCATCACCCCTCGCAACATCCGCCACAACAACATAATCTTTTTCGTAATTTGGATAATCCCATATCCAATAATTTGCATCAAATCCACGCTTTTCAACCGGTTCGGTAATGTATGTTTCATTATACCACTCCAAAACGCTACCATCTACAACGGTATAACCTGATGATATGAAATCGCAATTATGTGATACAACGCCATCTACATTAAATATATTACCCCCACAAACCTCAACAATATCATACAATGTAGTGTCCATATCAGTACATTCAATAGATACCACATCAACATACCGATTATCAGCTGATGATATTTTAGAACCTATTACCAAATCGGAAGCCAATATCTTTTCACCATCCAACATAAATGAGTGGTTATCTGAACATTTTAGTGTTTTTCCGTTTGAAAAGGTTATTGTATAAATTGAGGTCTTGTTTAAGCATCTCATTCCACCAAATGGTTGAAAACCGCTTGGTGTCATTATTTCAAACCTATTATTTGCTTTAAATCTATAATCTACCATATAACTCAAATAAAGATATTTCACAAATTTCACCTGTATGGGTATCTTTTACAACCACATTTGAATCACCCCACAAGCAATCACATTCTTGAGCAGCACCCTTTTCACCCAATAATCGGGTTTGCTCATCTCTCCACCGTTTACTCCTTTCAGGATGAACCGTCCAATGTAACCTTGTAGGATGCCACTTATCACCACTTTCCCCCTGCAACCATATTTTATGAAAAAAGTTACCTACTCCATTGGGTGTTGAAAGAACAATAGCACCACCACCCGTTGAAAGTGTGGATTGCGCTGATAACCATATTTCTTCAATACCTTTGATAAAAGCAGCCTCATCAATAATCAATAACGATAATGCTTCGGAACGTCCTGCCGTTTCAGTTGCGGATACTGCTTTAATTTGAGAACCATTTTTCAATCTAAGTGATAGTTTGTTATCTTCAGCAGCAGCAACTTTTAACCAACTTGGTAGATTATCATACATAAACCTAACTTTGGTTACAAGGTTTTTTGCAACATCCTGATTGGTAGCGATTACAAGTATGTTTTTATCTCGCTGAAATATCATCAACCACAATGAATACCCCGCCGATATGGTTGATATACCCAATTGGCGCGATTTAAGAATAACATTGAATCGGTGATTTTTAAAATCATCAATAAGGTTTTCTTGAAAATCGTAAAGGTTGAATAGTATCTTACCTTTATGCGGATGTTGTATGTAACAATACTTTTTGAAAAAATATATAGGGTCTGTAGCACATTTTACATACTCATCTGATATTATTTCTTTAAGGCTTTTTGACATTACTTACCAATTCTCCAATAAAGTTTTGCGGTAAATGTGGGATTAAATCTATTATCCAACCCAATTCCAACCCCATATGCTTTTCTTTTTTTAGTTCTAACTAACATCTCACCATTCATCATCATAAACTCACGATTTCCTGCTAATGAACCACCTAAATAAAGTTCTCTTTTATCAATAAAAATGGTATTGGTTACAATTTTAGTTGGTATGCGTATAGTAGATGTTGTTTGTCTGGATTCTATTTTGTTTTGTGATATAGTATCGTTTATTGTTACATATCCAAATGTATCTACTAATACCGTATCTTCATAATAATATTTTGCGTAGTAATCCCTCAAAAGTGCCATAGTATCAACAGGTTCGGTTTGGGATATGAATATACTATCAACATCAACAACTACCCTATCTTTCCATTGTGGGGTATATACCGTTGATACATTGTTGATTGTATCATACTTATACTCTATTGTGGTTACAGTATCCATAATGGGTTCATTTTTGAAAATATCTTTAATGCCCCCAAATGGTATTCTATCCCTCAATAAAAATAAGGCGATTAATACAACTACTATTACTCCAATAAATTTAGATACTTTGCTCATTTGTGGGTTTCCTCTTTTTATGGCGTGACTTATACCTTTTTGATTTTGGTTTTGTGGTAGTATTTTCCGTAGGTGTTTCAATAGGTGTAATTACCTTATCATCTTTAACATCACCCTTCAATTTACCAACTGAACTGGTAGCTGATGTAGATGTTTTTCGTTTCAATTCCTTTACAGGTGATTGTGGTGGTTCTACCTTTGGAATGTGAATGGTTTGGATTTCCTTTACAGGCTCAGCAACATGCGTTGAAACAGGCTCACCCATCACCCAATTAAATAATTTTTTAAAAATGTTTATCATAACAATTTCCTCCGTTTTTTATATAAATAGTTAAAATTAATCTAAATTGTTTATAATCAACTCTACCTTATCTTTGAGTAGAGAACTATACTTACCATCAGTAGTAATTGATAATGCTCCTAATATCTCTGATTTTGTTTTTTGATACTGCTCACTATCAGTATCACTCATATACTTTTTTGCCCCCCATAGATGATACATACTGCTATCTATGAGGTTAGATGAATTATCATCTAAGTTATATAACAACTCATTTACTGAGTAAAAATCTTCACTAGTAAAGATAACCGGTATTAGTGATTTTGATTTTATATGTTTTTTGTTTATTACCCTTTTATAGTTGATAAGGGCCGATAGTAACCACTGCTCTGCGATTATTTGAGGTGATGATGAAGCATAAAATGCTTCCTTTTCTTTGGTCATATTTTTTACTTCCCCACTACCACCCAATACAAACTTAAAGTAGTTATCAACATACTCTTTTCTAAACTCATCGTTGAATACCCCAAATACCGCAGTATTCATCGGAAATGTATCTTTAAACGATTTAACCATATCCTCATCCCATTCCCACTTATCCGAATGTTCAATATCTAATGGGTTTCCATAACTAATACCTGATTCCAAATGTAAATACATAATATCAACTCCAACCGAATCCTTTTTCAAATTACGATATAAAACCAAATCGGTATCATAAATAACAAATGGTGCTTTTAATTTGGACATAGCCCATATCTTTGGAGATGCCCAAAAGTTGGGGGATATATCATCATACGGATAATCATCAAAATAATCGGTAATAACGCCATCATAAAGTGGTGTTATATTCCAACCATCATAAAACTCTTTTGATTTTTTATCGGTAATCAAATAAAGTGGGGTATCACCATTAACCCTTTTGTGGTAGATACATGAATACATCTGAACCAATAACTCTAATCCATTGGGGGGTGATTTCGTATTTACTACAAAGACATGATATGCATTCATCAAAACTCATTTGCAATAAATATGATTTTAGATTTAATTAATCCAAAAATGTAATTAAAACTTTAAGGGGTGTATTTCCTCTGATAACCCTATGATAAGTTTCTTTTCGGATTTTTAATCTATCTCCGGGCTTTAATTCAACTGGAACCTGATTATCCAACTGAACCATCCAACCCCTACCACTAACCACCTCTATCAACCTATCTTCCTTGTCTCTATGCCATACCAATTCCGAAATATCTACATTTGGGTTAAATACCCTATGAAGTTTATTTTGTAATTTGGTTTCAGAATACGGTCTTTTTATCATACTACCAATATGCGTTTATATCCTCACCACCACCGATTTTAGACCAATGACGGGGTAAGTTACAGGACCAATATCCTGGCGTTGTTTTATCGGTTTTTTCAGGACAATTATGTCTATCTGAAAATGCTCGTCTTGCTTCTGGGTTACTTATTTTTGCGGTCAATCCACCCTTTACATCGCCAAAGGTTACTTTTCGTATATTGCCGCTTGATGGGTCTTTAACATATACCACATACTTTTTACCTTCACCTGTGTTTCTTTTCGGTGAATTTAATTCTACTTCCTTTCCCTGATATTCGGCTTCTACTAACATTGGAAAATCCAATAAAACTTTCTTACCCTCATAAACCCCAACTTTACCTAAATCTGAATCTAAAAACCACTCATCACTTTCATTCATTGGCATGAATTTACCACTTTTCCACATCTCTCTACACTCATTCACTAATTTGAAAAATCCGGAGGAGCCCCACCTAAACACATTTTC